TAAAATCGACAACGCCATCGATACCCCATGTAGCGATGAACATTCCGACTATTGTACCAAAGATAAAATTTTTCATAACGTTCCTTTCCTTGTTATATTGCTCACTTGAACCCCTACACCACCGTTGTGGATCTTTGCTGTAGGCCAACCAACCTTAAGAGCAATTTTTATTATAAGTAGATTATACCACATTGCGAATCAATTGTAAACTACTTTTTTCTATTTTTTCGCATATTTTTTCTTTTTTGCGAACCTTTTTTTCTACGACCGGGGCGTGGCCTGTTTTTTGCTGGCCACGGCATCAGTAGTACTTACCCCAGAACTCGTTCCACATATCGTGGACGAGTTCTTTAGCGATCTCAATATCAAATGTAGATGTAAGACTAAGAGCCTTAAGAACAAAGTCCTCAAATTCTCCAATGACTTCACATTCGCCACATTTAGACTCAAGACCTGGGATAGCGAAGATGTCCTCTTCGATACCCATCATGTGATTTTTTACAGCACCCATTACGCTGCCTCCTTTTCTTGGTAACGTGGGCAATTTTTGCCCGTTAAAGGAGATACCCTTCGGGCACACTCCTTTTGAAAGGTACGATAATCTTCATCATCGTCCATCATGTCAGAAAGCCACTCGGCTTCTGTTTGGTAATGAGCAGGATACTCCTTCCAGCCTAAGCTGTTCTCGGAGAACGCTGCCATTACGAAAGCAACAGCATTTTGCATGCTATCGCAATCAGATACGATATAAGTCGTACCCGGCTTAAATTTCCAATAAGAATGCCCATCGGCATACTTACCAGACTCACTATGTGCACCATAGTTTTCTAAAACTTGAGTATGTATTGCGAAATTTGTCATGATATATCCTTTCCTTTATCATTTTATAGATAGATTATACCATATAACGAATCAATTGTAAAGGAAAAAGTGCATTTTTATTTCCTTTAAAATCAACCACTTACGTTTTTTTTGAATTTTTTTTCTGTGTGGCACCATACATATGTGCCCTCGTGATAATAATTACCAGTCTTGCGGTCACCAATCCATACGACCACATAATCAGGGAAGCCTCTCCAAGCTTCTTGTTTCCTATCAGCACATCTTTTAAGCTCGAGAGGAACAGCAGCAGGATATCCTACAGTCTTAACTTCCACTTCCACGGGCGCGTACGGGTAGAAGAGATCCTTATATTTTCTTGTATCATCTACATATCCGCCATTCTCCATCATCCATATCTCAGATGCATGACCAAACATGCATGCTTCAGCTATCTGAGCAATGTTACGGCCTCTTCTTGTAGATTCTTTTGAGTAGATTTGTTCAGCTTCTTTAAAAGCTCGATTTCTTAATGTATAAGGATCAATGTCCTTCTTAACATTAAACGTTCCTATAAACGTATTCAATTGCACGGTTTGCCTCCTTTTCAATTGGGCGTGATTTGTACCAATCGCCCGTCTCATTATCTAGTTCCCTACACAACTCCGTGATTTCTTCAGGAGTTATAGGATATTTGTTTTTCACAGCGTTGCCAGCAGTAGCAACCATTATCTGATACATCTTATGATACCACCCCGTGTTAGTGATCATACGATATTCATTAGCCAAGTTTTTTGGAAAGAAAGGGCAATCCTTATAAGATGACCAATGAACACTTACGTTATCCATTTGCTCCTTTCTATATGTTATGACCTGTTGTCTTAGGCTTTCAGGTAACTTATCAAGAAATGAACCACCAACTTTTTCTGTGTATTCATGCTTCCTCATAAGTTCATAAGGATCAATAGTATCACCAATATTAGTGAATATGAAGTTGTTAGCACCGTCATAACAACCAGGGATGTAATACATTCGCGATAAGTCTTTAGTCTGCCTATCTGCGAGTTGACCGAGTTCTGTGTTAAGTGCGTGCCAGAAATGTTTGATTTTAGATGATTCAACCTCGCATTTAAGTGGGAAGACAAGACGAAACTTTGGTTGATCTTCTTTGCTGCTTGCAGTAGAATAGCAACAAAAGTAATAACCACCAAAGCGTTCAGCCAATTCATTTTGTAGATCTCCTTTGAATTCGTGATCGTCAACATCTACTGCACACCACTTAGACCACGAGATCACATTGTCATTTGACCTAGTGCTTTGGCTTTTATATACGGCCGGTGATATAAGAGTTGCATCTTTCTTACCTTTTCGCTTTTGCATAGAAAGATGATATAACGCTTCTTCAAACTGTGAAAAAGTTTCAAAGCTTGTAACCTTATCGGTCTTATTATCGAATATGTTATTAAAGAGCGTTACTGAGACAGCCATGATTTCCCCTATGATCAGGCCCTTCCCAATTCTCAGGCTTTATCAGATCGGGAAGACCTAGTGGATTCGGACGTGATTCTTTCACACCCGGTTCTTTAGTAATATTAGCCAACATAACTTCTGACCATGCAGAATGTGGATCAATACCAAACGCATCCAAAGTTCCGATTGCAAATACACACATATCAATCAATCCATCAACAATCTCTTCAGGATTTTTATCTTTGATTGCTGCATTCGTTTCATCAACTTCTTCTTGAATCATCTTCATTCTAAAGTCAAGAAACTTCTTCATCTTATCTTTATCGTCTTTATTCTTATGGATCCATTCAAGTACACCAAACTTTTGATGCATAAAGTTAATGTCAAATGGCCAATCATTTTTATTGAACGCCGTCATGTTTTACTCCCTGATGTTCTACGTTTTATATCGGTGTGATTGAATTCAGCCCAGTACAATTCAAAGGCGACACCGTCTTCGATTCCAATGAATTGATGATATAACCCAGGCTTAACTTTAGTATAATCTCCAGGGAATAGCATAGTTTCATCTACTAAACCCTGTTCATCTTGCCAAACTCTTATCATCATTTGGCCTGACTCAACATAGAATCCATTCCATTTGAATTCATGTTTATGTTCTGAGCATTGGTAACCCGCTTTGAATTCAATTCTATGAAATTCTAAAGCACCATTTGCTTCAACCAGTTCTGTTTGTCCCCATACTTTTCCTGCTATACTCATGCGAAAAAATCCTCCAAGCTGCTTTGTTCCTCTGCATTCCAATCAATAGCCTCAAGAATTAGATTGAGAGGATCAAGAAATGTTTTTGTAAATTGTTTGTCATAATCAATATAACTATGTATGTTCATTTCCTGAGGCAAATAATCGGGAAAAGATATGACATTTTCGTGTATGGGGTTTGGCATTTTAAGATATGCAAACTTTATCTTTTCACCGTTTTGGATTTTAGCATATTTCTTTTCGAGCTTCTTAGCCGATAAGAAGTTATTATAGAGGATCGAACCTCTAACATGAATCGGACAACCTTTCTTGTAAACTGTCTTCCTATCTTTCCAATCCGTGACACTACTAACTGAGCGTGGAAAAGAAACATCCTCAGGTGGAAGAGAAGAGAATTCCGATTTGAACTGTTTAATGAATTTCTGTATTGTTGCTTCATCGGAATCAATAAGGAGTTTAAATGCCTCTTTAAATTTTCCACGAACAACCTCAGGCGTACTAGACTTGATTGCTTCAATACCCATAATCTTGAGTTTAGGTTTCTTAAATTGAACACCTTCTGAATTGTGGACATTGAGGATATAACGTTTCTTTGCAGTCCAGATGCCTTTGTCTGCAATGACTTCACGAGCCATGACCATTCGGTTTTCAAATGCCGACATATTTTCTGCAAGTTCTGCATAAGCTTTACTCAATCTTGGTGTAAAGTGTTCCTCACATATTTTGTCAAGGAACTTTACAGGATTCTTAGGTTGAAACTTTTCAACTAAAGGACCGAAATTAACATATAAGCTATCGGTATCAATAGCAATAACATAATCGGATTCGGATTTCTTGGTACCATCTTGCATCACCTCATTCATAGTTTTATTCATACACTTTTCAGCCCAGCGGATTGCAAGTTGACCAGATAACGTAACAGCCTCGGCTATTTGCATGTCAAAATATCTGAAATATTGATTGCCTAGTGCACCATAAAGTGAGTTAAGCAAGATCTTAATAGCCATCTGTTTGTTTTCAAGCCGATTGATTTCTTTTTCAAGTTCAATGCTAGGATTCTTTTCATTATCTTGCATTGCAATCAACATAAGCTTTTTTACTTCTTTACGTTCATTGTAATAATCGACAACAATCTTAGGAATGATGCCTTGAAATTTATTAGTGAACGTAGAACCATTTGCTGCAACTGAATTAGGAGATACTATATTACCACCTTCAAATGCAGTATCAAATACATTTATGTCAGTTATTCGAGTCCGTATAGTTTCAGGAGACATGTTATATTGAACCAACAAGTTAGGATAAAGACTGTTGAGATCAAAGCTGACCACCCAATCATGTTTACCACACATAGGCTCTTTGACATAGCCACCAGGATATGATGCTTTATTCTTATCAACATTTTGTGGAATTGCAATATGTTTTTGACTTAGGGCTCGATATATGATTGAATCCCATATTGCAGTTGTACCGAAAGTGTCTTGATAATTTACACCACCTTTGTATGCAATAGTGAGAGCCAACTCAATAAGTTTCATCTTATCATCAATACGTTCAATAAGTTCAACATCATGGATATTGTATTCAATAAACTTTTGATGATCATTCTTGTAAAGGGAATGTAAGCTACCATGTTCTTCATATGATAGCTTACGTTCACCAAGCACCACGTGAGCTATATGATCAAGTTTGTATGATTCTTGAGGTCCATAAGAATATCCAAACTTTTGGAACAGATCAAAATAGTCAAGCTGTTGTGTACCGATAATGTCATAAGTATCCATCTTCTTACCTTTTAAAGTAAGCTGTCTGTAGTTTACCATTTTCCAAGGGGATAGCATTTTTACAGCATCTTCAGACTGAATCTTAACGATACGGTTTACAACATAGGGAATATCAAATAATCTGGTATTCCAACCTGTGATAACATCAGGTGGATCTTCATTCCAGAAGAAAAGAAACTTATCAATTAGTTCATGTTCATTAGCACATTTACGATATATGACTTGTTTGTCTTTAGGATCGAAGTCGCCGAGACCCCAGACATATGTAAAGTTCTTGGATCTCGACGACATCTTGAGTGCAATAGAGATGATAGGATGATCTGCATTTTCGGGGAAAGGAAAGCCGTCATCAGATGCAACCTCAATATCAATATTGCAAACATTTACTAGACTCGGATTGAATTTGATTTCATTTGGAAAAGTTTCAGTAATGTACTGATGAATGTAATTTGTATTTCCAAATATTTCAAAGTTAGGAATATCTTTGTATTTTTCAAGAAAGTCTTTAGCCTCACGCATGCTGTCAAACCTGATAGGTTCAACCGCCTTGCCATCTAAAGAAGTCCAATCTGTTTGCTTTTTATCAGAGGGAACATATAATGTAGGATTGAAATGTACACGTTTTTGTACACGCTTTCCATTGTAATTGAAACCGCGATAAAGAAGATTGTTACCGTATCTTGAAACTTGTGTGTAGAATGATTCCATAATGTATATTATACCACAGCATTCTTAGAATGTAAAGGAAAAAGAGCGACCTAAGCCGCTCTTTTTTCTATTTTTTACGACCAGAAATAAGATCGTTTTCTTCGTCAGTGTAAGGCCACATTAGTACAATCCTTTTCTGGCAAGCTCACGCTGCCTTTGTTCTAGATCATAATGATCTATTGCGTTAGACAAGTATCTCTCAACAGGTGTCATGTTGAATCGTTTCCACCAATTTCTTATTTTTTCCATTGATACACCTTATCACTTAAGGTTCTCTGATTGAGTTCATGAAAGAGGTCGTCTACAGTGTAGCCTTTCTTGTATTCATGAATCATCTCTCTGGCAAGTCTCCTATTTGCTTCAATCTGTCTGGCACGTATCATGCCTATCATCATGTTAGCTAAGAAGATTTTTAAGAAATTTGCGAATCTTTCAACTAGCCTCGTTGAGAAGTTCAGGTTTTTTAGTGTTATTGCTGTCATTAGTTTCCTCGTTAAATTTAGTATTGATTTTAATTTTACGAGGACGCTTCTCATCAGGAAGGACGACTTCAAGATCGACAGTCAAGATCCCATCCCTCAAATTTGCTCCGGATACTTCAGTATATTCGGACAAACGAAATGACTTTTCAAACTTACGACCACTAATACCTTTGTGAACGTATTCATTCTGATCTCTGCGAGCATCACGGTTTCCTTTGATATACAAGACGTGATCTTTAGTCTCAATATCAATGTCTTTTTCCGCAAAACCAGCGATGGCCAGTTCTACCTGATACGTTGTATCAGATGTTTTAACTACGTTGTGGGGTGGATATGAATCTTTGGCGTGTGTAGCTACTCGCTCAAGTTCGTCAAAGATGTGGTCGAAACCAAGAAATGCGTTCCGTGGGAACATAAAAGTATTGCTTACCATGATTACCTCCTATTGTTAAGCAAGGTTGAAATGTAGGACCCGCTTCCGCGGCATCCAGTACTATATATACGATTTCCAATCTAAACGTTGCTTTTCCCATAAAATTTTTCTATCTTCTATGGAAATTTGGCGATACGTATCGAAGTCAACCATATATATGTTCTCCGTGCGTTCTTCTTGAATATAGTTTCTATAGTTATAATCAGCGAACGACCACG